CCTCTTGTGCTGCTATTCTACTTCTATATTCTGAGTCAGACTCACCATACATAGAAGCTGGTCCAAGATCAGCTGCCTTTCCAGGTTTTGCTTTTCCTCGACCACCAGTAGCTTTACCAGCAGCTGCTGGCGCTGCATCTTGAGCAGCTTGCATTGCCTTCATAGCATTATCAGCGCGCACGAAATCTGCTGGATGACCAGTTTCGTTATATCTTTCCCATAATTTTCTTACTTCATCTTGTGAAGGTCCGCTCCTTACTCCTGGAGCTGTGGCAGCTGCTTTTGGTTTTTTGACTGGCGCGCCACCAAGTTTTTGATTGGCAAATTCACTGCTCTTGCCCATATTTTGAAACATGGCTGCAGCTTCAGGTGTTACAGACCCAGAGGTTGCGGATGCTGCACCCGCCACCATAGCGCCACCACCAGCGATATCCATACCACCAGTAAGATCTGCCATTTTTTCTTTTGGCATACCGCCTTCTGGCAAAAATGGACCGAATTGTTCTCCTCCAGCAGGTGCAGCGCCAGCAGCACCAACACCACCGCCCAATCTTCTTTGAATACTCGCTAACTTAGCACCATATTCTGGGTCAGTAGCATAACCAGATCTAGCCTGAGCTGCGATCGCCTCATCGATATTTCCAGAAGCCAGCACTCTTCTGTATCTTGGGTCGTTTCTCATTAAATCAATGTAATCGCCAGCAGATTCAGTTACGTCGCCGTATCTCCTGAATCGTTGGTTCATACCGACCATTCTGCCACCAATGAATTCAGAAGTAGCAGCAGTAACACCATCCATTCCACGACCAGCTTTGATACCGAATGCATTGTTACCAACCATACGGCGACCATAACCTGTTTCAAGAGAAGTTTGTGTTGCGCCCAAATGCGCCAATACTTCAGGATTTGGCACACCTTTTTCTTTCGCAGCTGCCAGCAGCGAATTGTACATTTTGTTATAATATTCTTGCTGCGAACCAGACGCGCCACCACCAGGACCGCCCATGCGTCCAGCGCCTGGAGTTACAGGTGCTGCAGCTCCTGCAGGAACAGCGCTAGATCTGGTTACACCACCTCCAGCTCCTGCACCACCACCTTGACGACCTTCGCCTTCACCAATCGCCATTTGTTGCTGAGAAGCGCCACCACTTCCTCCAGATCCACCTTCGCTGCCACCCATAGAAAAGTGCATGGTGTCTTTACTTGAATTCCAGTTACCGCCCCAACCCAAACCGTATTTCGCAGCCATTGCTCCAACATTGGCTGGCATATTTGTTTGACCATAATTACGGTCTCTAGGAAATGTATGAGGATTTTGATCTGGATTAATATCAATAGCCATTCCTTTGGAATGATAACTGAAACCACCTTTGGCTGTTGTTCTATTCGCATAACCGCCAATGGAATTGATTTTATAACCAGACGCTTCTAATTCGTCGACGAAACCTTTAAAGTTTTCTGCATATTGCGAAGCAACAGTATATGATTTACCAGTAGATGTTTTCAGTGTGGTCATACCGCCTGGACCAGTTGAACCACCTGGACCACCTGGACCGCTTGACCCTCCTGGACCAGGACCTGGACCAGTTGAGCTTGGCGTGCTACTTGGCGCGCTTGACATGCCAGAAGCTGCAGCAGAACTTCCGCCACCAGTTGTTTCAAATTTGATAGAATCAGCTTTAAATACAATTTGTTTTGAATTGTATGTTATAGCCTCGCGTTCAATTTCGGCTGCTGCTTTAGATTTTTGCAGCTCTTCTTTTTTAGCTAGCTCTGCCATCGCTGGTGATTGGCCAGAAGGACCAAGCAATCCTTTCGTGGCGCTAGAACCCAAATACGCGCCACCAACACCACCAAGCAACCCACCAATAGCGGCGCCAATTGGACCACCAAATGCACCTGCCGCCATGCCAAGTTTTGCACCAGCCCAGCCACCAGCAAATGTACCCCCACCAACAGCAGCTGCTCTTCCTAAGCTACCAGATTCTTGATATTCGTTATAGCCTTCAAGACCAGCACCAACCGCACCAAGACCTGCTCCAGCCAAACGACCCATTCTGCCAGCGCCACCAGTAGGAACTCTATTTCCTCTACCAGCTCCAGCCCCACCACCTGGACCACCAAGATTAATATCTGGAAGTAATGAAGATCTTTTATCAAGTTTATCGCTGATTTGTCTAAGAGTTCTATCAACTCTCGACATAGTATCAGAAATACCTGATAGCGTCAAGTTTTGCGCTTGTAATGCACCAGCTATTTGTTTTTGCGTCACTGATTGACTGTTAAGATCAGATTGAAGATCTCGAACAGCGATTACAATATTTTTTACTGGGTCAGTGCCTTCTGCACTTTGTGTGCCAGATGATTTGGCTCCAGGTTCACCACCTAATCCTTTTGCAATTGCGCCGCCAAGAGTACCACCAAGAGCTCCAGTTAGAAACCCTGTACTAGCTTCTTTTAATTTTTGTTGACCGAACTCTTTGATGGTGTCTCTAATAATAGCCATTTAATTATGCCTTACCTGCGATTTTCTCTTGCCCACGAGTCCACGCAGCAACGCCGAGGATAGCGCCGAATGCCATGTGAATTAATCCACCGTTATCCAGTGTGATTGACTTCCATGGGATATACTGCATTCCCTTAATGAATTGTGGCATGAACATCGAAACGATTGGGAAGGCAACAAAGTCGCAGAAGCACATAAGCATGTAAAGCCAGCCCATTGCAGGACGCCACATGGACTTCATCCATGGCTCTTCTTGCTTTGCGTTCTGTGCTTCCCACTGCTTCTTTTCTAGTTCGATACGTGCTAGCTGCGCCGCTTCAGATTCTACTGGACGTGCTGATGACGCTGGCGAAGAATAAGAATAAGACGGCGCGCTAGCAGTATATGCGGCTGATGCAGCAACAACTGAAGGTTTAGTAGGAGGTGGTAGCTCATCCATTGCTGGCTTTGCTACTGGTTCATCGTCTTGTGATCCGAACTTAGGCATTTCTAGTTTTTTCCTCTAGTTTATTGAGGTAATCCATTAAAAATGAAAAATACAAATCACGCTCGTATGGTACCAAATCCTCAATCTCTTTTATCGAATATTTATGATGCTGAACCAACGCGAATACTGTCGTATGATAGTTTTCTAACGTGTTATGATTCAGCGCAGCATAAAAAAATCATTTAGAGAACTCAACTCAATCTTTCTGTCGTTGTTCAATGAGTTCTTATAGTTGATTGTATGTTTCAACTTCGGTGCGCTCGATAAAAACTCATTAATCTTTTCGAATGCTTTCACATCAATATTATTGACAAACTCTACTAGCTCATCGCGACTAAAGTTTTTAGCGTCGTAAACCGACTCCTCATCGTAAATCTTATCAATGCAACGAACGATCAATTCTACAGTCGCATCTTCTGGGCTAGAAGATAGAAAATTCTTATCAGAATAGATGCTGGCTGGAGCATACTTCAACACAACACCGTTTTTACCAAAAATGCTGATTTTATTACTTACATCCTTTGGCATCTCGATATTCACTTCGTCGAGATTTACATCGAAATCGTAAACCTTTTCGTCTTCGAAATCCTTATATGATAGCTTGATGACATTACCTACAGAAACAGCTCGCAGCTTGAGGAAAATGTATTCAAGATCGAATACAGCTATGTTATCAACATTGAAATTTTCTTCCGTAGAACAGTTTTGAACTACCTGTTTGATAGCCGATAAAATGTCGTTATCTTCACCACTGGTCTTAGCAACCAACAGAATCTTTTCTTCTTTAACTAGGAACTGTCTGAATTTGTGCTTGGTACCGAGAGAAGGTACAAGAATTTCAAACTGAGGATACATAATTTTAGGTAATGCCATAATTTACTCCATTAATTAAAAGTTTACAAATCAAGGAGGCATAAAGCCATCCATTGTACTTCCTTGAACAATAGGTTGACCGCCAGTTGAAGTTGCTGGGCTGGCAACTGGTGGTATATTAGTTGGCGTTTGCACTGGTTGGTTTGGATTATTAACCTGCAAATTAGAATTTATTATTGGATTGCTAGCACCACCACCGCTGATGCCAGTATTACGCTCGTTCCAAGAAAGGAAGTTGAAACGAACATTTAAACGAATATGCTCGCTAGATCCCCAATTCAAACTCAAATCGGATATCGAAACTGGGAATGCGTCCACCAAATCGACAATCATTGTTGGATATTTTGGTGTTACTTCGTTATATACGAAAATCGTTAACGTAGTGGCGTATTCGTCTTTATAAGCAAGTTCGAAATATGTTCCTCGGCTCATGTTGTAATTGTAGATCGTGTCAATCCATGCTTGAAATAAGTTCCAAACTTGGCTTTTTTGATCGATACGAAATGTCACATTACAATCAGTAAACGCTGCACCAAATGGAGCCTTTTCTAAGTTACCAATACCCTGGCGACGAAGCTCTGACGTTTGAAGACTAATACCAGGAACAGATACAGACTCAGCATAATACTCTAGAATACGACCAGTTTGAGCTGTATTCACTCCACCAACTGATCGACCAGTTAAAATAGTAGGAGTAGGGATACGCACCAAGAAACGGTTGTTCTTTAACAGACCACCGTTTCTTCCTATATTAGCTTTGAAATCGTCGATACTAAAAGGCATCTATCGTCTTACCATTGCTTGTGATTCTGCATGAACTGTTGCTGCGCTTGCTTTTGCAAATCTTTCAGTTGGTAGCATCAGTGCTTTATCCCAGTTCTCGGGCGAAACATACAGAAAATTACTCTGTACATGCCCATAAAGATATCTCTTAAAGCATGGTGCGAAATAACGAAACTTTGAAGCACTGGTCAAAATCTCATATGAGATCTGCAACTTAGTGCTATCATCGTATTTATTGTTATTACGGAGAGTGTATAGAGCGTCCATCAGCTGGGCTCTGAGCTTTGGCGGCAGGTAGTGGAGATTCAAACCAGTGAATCCATCCTGATCTACGCTGACCAAAATAATCATTGGAAACTTGTCGTAGTATGGGAGTATCTGCTTCAGCTTAGGATCATAGAAGAACATGAACATCTTACCGATGTCTCTTGTTCTAACAACTGGAGTCACGTTCTCTTTATCGGTCATCAAACGATTATTGTTTACGTTTGTGATCTTCTGAGCTTCTTCGCGATACCAATCTATCGATGCTTTTTGACTGAGCTTGTCAACGCCAGCTTTGGCGCCTCGACTGGCTAGTTGTTGAAATACATAAGCAACCATTAGAAATTAATACCTAGCTCTTTTTCAGTAAAGATGTGAAATGTCCATTTTCTGTCGGCGCAGTATTCCCTCGCCGCTTTCCACTTTGCTTGATTTACACCGTATGTCATAACCTCAGTAATATACTTTCGTGAGGGCTTTGGCTGCTTTTTAGGTTCCATAGTCTGCGCTAACGGTTTAACCTCGATAATTGCTGTCTCTGTTAGCCCCTGTTTATTTATCTTTTTGACATAAAAATCAGGGAAGTATCGGTGGATTTTACCATCGACTGGTGACCGATATGGGATGAAGAACTCCTCAGAACACCACTCGACAACGTCTGGGTGCTCGTCCAAATGCATCATAAGTTTGAGTTCCCAGCGAGAGCGATAAATAATATTTGAGGGATTCCCCCTATATTTTTGGGGATTTTTGGGACGAAAGTAACCTTTGTAAGCCATGTTCCAACATCAACAATAAATAATAACAGTAGGTATTTATCAAGGAAAAATAGATGAGCTTCATTAGTACAATTACTGGCGCTGTCGTAGGCGGTTTGGCTGGTTATGGAGTTGCTCAAATTGTAAAGGGTTTGACGGGTCAGGTGTCACAAAGCACAGGAAATTTGAGATTTCCTGCTAATTTGAATGACAAATATCACATGACCATACAATTTTTTCAATATTCTCGTCAAACCCCATTAGAGGTTGGTAATGCTGTACCTCTCGGTAGCGTGAATTTACCAATACCTAATAATTTGGCAGACACACAGTCTATTAATTTTGCAGAAGAAGATCTTGGACCAGCACTCGGTGGCGCTGCTGGAGCTATTTTCGGTGGCGACTATGGTCCATCTGGCGTTGCTGCAACAGCTGGTAATGCTATTGGAGCTGCAGCTGTTGCTGGACTAGCTGGTGCAGTTTCTAGTGCAGCTCCTGGAGTTGCAGCACTAGGATCTGCAAAACTTGGTGTAACAGCAAACCCATTTTTGACTGTGTTATTTAAAAATCCAAACTATCGTGTATATGATTTCACATGGAGACTATTTCCTAGAAATCAAGCCGAAAGTGCAGTGCTTCAGGGTATTTACAATTCTGTGAAGTATCACATGGTGCCAGCTGCTAGCCCAAATTTCGGCGGCGCGATATTGACATATCCAAGTTTAGTAAAAGTTACTTTGACAGCTGGCGGAAGACCACTTATGCCATTTAAGTATGGTGTAATTGATAACGCAACATTTAATTTTGCACCAGATGGCGCACCATCATTTCATCGTAATGGCGAACCAACAGCTGTTGATTTTAGAATTTCTATAAAAGAAGTAGAGTACTTCCTGAAGAATAGCCCACAAAAAATGTTTTCAAGTTAAGAATCGAGAATAATATGGAAAGGTATTTCGAAAAGTTTCCATTAACTAATTATAATGGTTATCAGGTTAAAAATGTCATGTTGAGAGCCAAAATTCTCGACAAGATAGTTAACAAACCAGAGCTGTTTAAATCATTCGAATTGAGCGATAGCGTAAGACCAGACAATATTGCATTTCAAGTTTACTCAGATCAGTATATGAGCTGGTTGGTATATTATGCAAATCAAACGGTCGATCCATACTATGATTGGTTCTTGGGGCAATTAGATTTCGAAAAGTATATTGATACGAAATATGGGTCTATTGCCAACGCGCAAAATAGAGTCGTTTACTGGACTAACAATTGGTATGAAGACCCAAATACCATATCAGTATCGCTATACAACAGTTTAGAAGATTTGAAAAAATATTATGAGCCAGTTTTCGTTGGTAACACAGCTTTAGAATATAAGCGCAAAGAGGCTGATTGGTCTGTTAATACTAACGAAATTTGGGAATATACTATAGACGCTGATTTGCAAGTTGCAGTCGATGCAAAGGTCACAATATCAAATTCAGCAGCTGCTCAGGTAGCTAACGGACAAGTATTGTTTGCAAATAGCTCTTATTTGCGCATTCATCAAGTTTTTGGCGAAAGCAACACAGCGACAGGCACTGTAAGTGTTGGAAGCAAAACAGCCAACATTTCCTCAGCTTCTCTTGTTGTTAGAAACATTAGTCAGGCTGAAAGAGTATATTGGTCGCCCATAACTTATTATGATCTAGAGGACGTGAAAAACTCTAGTAAAAAGTTTGTTCGTTTGATCGCGCCAGAATATAGTATGAATGCTGCATTAGAATTACAGAGAACCATGAATCCATGAGCGGTTATAATCCTGGCGACATATTGGTTGCTGAATTAAAGATAGGCAACTTTGATTTCAAATTTGGATTCGTAAGTTTTGACGTATACGAAAGCATTTTCACACCTGGCATTCTTGCGAATATAACTGTTCTTGACACTGCAGATTATCTTGGTCAACAAAAATTAGCTGGCGGCGAGCCAGTTACCATTGTGTTCAAACCACCTGGCGGGCAAATGGTTCAATACAAAATGGTTGTTAATAAGGTTAAAAAGGCAGAATCTACACCTAGCCAAAAAGCTAAATCGTATATCATTGAGGCTGGATCTGAAGAGATTTTCAACGCCAAGGACAAATACGTTTCCAAAGTTTATGATAATAAACAATTTTCGCAAATGGTTCAAGATATATTTAAAGAGTTTTTGAAGAGCAGTAAAAAGCTCAATATCGAAGAAACAAAGGGTATGCAGAAATATGTCGTGCCTAATCAAAAGCCATATGCTGCTATCGACATGATTCGTCGCCGTAGCGTTTCTTCACAAAACGAATCTTCTACATTTGTATTCTTTGAAAATTCGGATGGGTTTCATTTTACTACACTCGAAAAAATACTTCGTGATAGAAAAATTGTTCGAACCTTAGTACAAGATAACACTGTTGGTAGCAGCTTTTTGAAATCAAAAGCTAATAACATTCTTCAGTTGCAAGTTCCACAACAGATGGACATGGCAAAAACAACTGGTTCTGGTGTTATGAAAAGCTCGTATAGAACATTCAATATCTTCACTCTTGATTATAAAGAGAAAGACGTTGATAAGCCAGAGAAGGGCACAGCCAAACCTGGTAAAGAAAGAATTAAATCGAGCTATGAAAGCAAACATAAAGATCAGCCAGGATTGATCAGTGTGATGCCAGTTGCTAACCAAAAAGATGTTGGTTTGAGAGGTAAGTCATATATTCCAGAGCAAACACCAAAGCAGCGCGCATACGCGGACGCGCTCGCGAGTGGTGTAACAAGAATGACAGTTATTGGTGATACTGTTTACAAAGCTGGTGTAATGGTTACTGCACAAATCAGTAAAAAGATGGACACAACCAGCAATCCAGGATTAGATTATGCGCTTACTGGTGACATGTTGATTTCTGCAGTGCATCATAAAGTTAATCCTCCTGGCGTCAGACCTAGATATGTTAGTGTTTTAGAATGCTTGAAAGCATCGTATAATGAGGATGTTAACTCATGACAGAACGATCGCTTGGTTCTCAATTTAAATGGTTTGTTGCTACAGTTGTCAATCGTGGCGACGGCAAAGAAGGCGAGAAAGACAAAACTGAATCTGGTCGTGTGCAAATACGTATTTACGGCAAACATGACGACAAGAAAAATATACCAGATAACAAATTACCATGGGCAGTTCCTTTGCTACCTATGGGCACTGGTGCATCTAAAGAAGGCGTCGGCGCCACTCCAGCTGGTTTGAAAAAAGGTAGTACTGTCGTTGGTTTCTACATGGATAAGGACGAAACTATTCCTGTCCTTTTCGGCGCATTACACAAAGCTGGTACTGATAGCGGCAATGATGGTACAGAAGTCAACACTAATAATAATGACGTACCAAAGGGCGCTCGTTCGCAAGAAACTGGTGGTGGTGATAAGAACGACGTTCTCAAAAAAAGAATCACTGAAGAGGTCGGTAAAGAAGGTCAGCATCACAAAGATAAAAAAACCATCGGTGATGTTGCATTCCAAGGCGAACCAGTTCTTGATGCAATTAAAAAGATAGATCCAAACAATGCTTCTGGTGCTATCCCTGGAGCATTGAACGGTATGAAATCAATGGTCAATACACTAAGTGTCGCTGGCTCGTTACTTGCAAATTTTCAAGCATTAACTAGTGGTAAGTTATCCATAACTGGTTTGCTCGCCGCAACTACTAATATTTCTGGCGCGGTAAGTCAATTAGGCGGGCAGTTATCAGGTGTTGGTGGAGCGATAGGGCAAACTGCAGGTGTTATCAGCCAAGTCGCTGGTGCAGTAAATCAAGTCGCT